CGGTTGTTATACTACCACCTGAACCATATTTGGCAGCAATAGCAGCAGCATTCAGAACGGGCATTTGGGTACTCTCAATGAAGATACATCCTTCATACATACCAACTTCCCCAATATAAAGCTGCCTGCGACCCATATAAGCATTGGCATTTTGCCAGTTTGAATCGTCACGCAAACTCCTTAACTGGTGTGGGTGTGCTATACATACATAATAATCTCCCTCAATTCTCGGAGCATTATTTGTAGCCAATGTTTCAATAGCATCCTTTACGGTTTTTGTATTAAATACGCTGGAATCTCCTAAAGCGGCAAGGTTTGCTGCACTATTTCCATAAACTACATTAGTTGTGGAAAGAGCTGCATCACGGAATTGTCCATCAAGAACAATAGCCATATTGTTTGCCAAAAGTTTTGAAGCATCCCCCAGTACATCAAGTAAAGAAGTACGCAATAGGTACTCCGTTACCTGTACGGCATTTGCCTGTTCTTTAACGGGTATGATAATTTCTGATGTACTTATTCCTTCTGGGGTCAAAATATCGGATTCATCGAGAGAACCACCTCCAGAAAGATTGTCGTATTTAACAAATACAATAGATTTTCCTTTCACCGCCTGTAAATCCCGTTTTACTTTCGCAAATTGTGCGAAACGAAGTCTGGGTTGTGCTTGAAAAAGAACTTCCTTAGAATAAAAATCACGGACAGCTTGTGGTATGGAAACATACCCACCGCCATTTACACCCTGGCTGGTGGTTTCTCCAAAAAACAGTCCTGAAAGAGTGAGCAAAACGCCCAATAACAGAAAAATAATAGTAGTTAGCATTGTCTTTTTAATTTGTTGATTAACATTTTTCCCTATCCGCCATACATTGATTCAAGACTTTGTTTCAATGCTTCACGTTGTTTTGCAAACTCTTGTGGAGTAAGTTTTTTCAAGTCAGGCTGTATGGTAGAATCGGGAGATTGAACCTTTGGAACCTCAGGCATCTTGGCAGAAGTCTTATCAACAGACGTAGGAGTTTCTGTTATTTGCTGAGCCTGCTTCCTAAGAAGCGGGTCCATAATTTTCTCTGCCGTAGTAGGTTGTGGATAGGCACTACGTAATCTAATGGATTTCTGTAATGCTGCATCCAATTCCTCTTTTGAGTTCCCCACTACGAGGTCCGGAATACATACTGCAATGTTCTTATTGATTAATTCCTGCCGGTAAGCTTCCAATTCTGCTCTCTTGTTTTCCTCCGTAGCCTTAAGCATTGGAGTGACAACCTCAGTCATAGTAGACTTAAGCTGTTCTTTCAAGTATTCCGGAGTAACGAAAGAACTCTGCAACGCTTTCACAAGGGCGTTTATGTCTAAAGGGGTAGAAGGCGTAACGTCAGCCTGTGAAAGTTTGTTGATTTGTTCTTTCAGATTATCCATCTGTGAGTATAATTTGGCTCTTTCCACTTTGGAAATTTCTTGTATGAAACTTTGCAGTTCAGGGGTTTCCTTTACAGAATAAGTAACTCCGTTCAGCTCTATGCTTTCCGGTATAGCAACATTTCTTTTTTCAGTTTGTTCACTCATGATTTCTACGATTTCTTAGTTACTGTTTGTTGGCTTATTTAATGATGTTCTCTCTTAGAACATCGGCGCCGTTACCACGCAGGGTAGCCTGCATCATGTCTTCCCTCTTAACCAAAGCGGCTTCGGGAGTTCCTGGATTCACGAAAGTCTGGGAAGTCTTGATTGCCTTGTCTTGGCATACATCATGTAATGCTTCCGGAGTTCCGTTTTTCATTTCTTGTCTCATTTCTCCAAAAATTTAGTTTAACAATTTATTTATTTTCGGGGAATTTCACCCCTCTGGTTTATTCATCGGGGGTAACAAAGTACCCCCTGCGGATTAGAGCGGAAAAATGTTGAAAATGCTTGGGGCGATATTCGTAAGCCAAGCAATCAACGAAGATACAATAGCGAGGATTTGTAAAAATTTTTCGAGTGTCATCTCTGTATATCTTAAAGGGTTTTATTTGATAAACTCCTAAGGAATTCCACAAAGGAGCCTTTTCCATAACGCAGTACCACCGGATATACTATGAATCCGATTAGCGCAGAAATAATGATTGTAAAAAAATAGCTCATAAAAATATTTTTAATCTTCTTCTGGTTCTTCAGAAGATGTTTCTTCAATTTCTTCTTCCTCTGGTTCTTCAGGTTCCTCAGATTCCTCCGGAGTACCCGGCTTTTGCATAGGATTCTGTGAACCTCCTCCCATCTGTGATTCTACTGCGAGTTGGTTTATGCGTAACTGTAACATAGTCTGCTCAATGAACTCTTGGTCAATTTCCTCCATAAGTTCCGGAACATTTTGTTTACCCATTCTCTCCATGATTTCCCTTCTGGAAGAAATTTTAAGTCTAAGTTCCGTATCCGCTTTGTTAAGGTCATCCTGCTTATCCTTAGGAAATCCGTATGCAAATACTGGCTCTACATTCATTGAAGATACGAAATCTGGCTCCATTTCCAAAATTTTTACCAGTCTTTCATCCTCAGGATTCTCCACTTGTAGGATTCTAAGAATCATATTGTTTAGTTTCGCAATAGCTTCACCATAAGTAACAGCCTTTAAATTAGCCTGTTGCATCAACGGATGATAGGTTATTTGTAAAGCTGCTGCGGAAGTATTACTGATTGCCTGAATTTTCCCAAGAGCATTCTCCGGTACATCCGACAACTCGTGCATAGCTGTTTTTAAATCTTTCGCATAATTTACTGTTGCCGACAAATCCACATCCAGTCCTAAATTAAATACGTTTGCCTCAGGTGGAAGTCCTGACCAAATCTGACCTAACCCTTTCTTAAGGGATTTCGCACTTGCCCCTGTAATTACTGTGGTAGGCGTAACGTGATAATCTATAACGGCTTTTAACTGTTGCATCAAATCATTATAGATTTTATTTATCTTCAGTATATCATTTGCGTCAGATTTACCAAAATAACTTTCCGAATTTGGCTTGTTCTTGATATGGACTACCGGTATGAATCCGTAATTGTTTTTGCTCTTCTTTTCCTCGTAATGAGTGGTATTTTTTGCTATGGCTACATCTTTTTGGAACCAAGTACGGACTGTTTTGTCCGTATATTCCATTACAAACAATTTATACCCGTTCTGATTGTTGTCATACAACAAAGGTTGCCTTATCAATAAGGATGTAACCTTGTTGTAGTCGCCATTTTCAAATGTGGGAAACACTTGTCTGCTATCAAAAACAGAAATCTTGCAGTACTTCTCGTCCTCCGCATCCTTCCACCCTACACCTACCCAGCAATCCCCGGTAATACTCCCCATTTGCAACATTTCATAGGCGACCTGTACTTTATTGGACTTTCCCCAATGATACATCATCAGTTCTTCCACCAATTTTTCCAACTCCTTATTTACCTGTGAGGAATAAAAACTTTTCACATAAAATGAAAAAGCCTCATTACCCAGCAAAAACATATTTATCTTGTCAATGAACGCCCTGATATAATTGAAAGAAAGCATTCCATCGTTGAAATCCCGGTAATGCAATCCGTCATAAAATTTCCAGAACAAATAGTACCTCGTGATACGGTCAATCTCCCATTGACTGTCCTGTATAATATTCTGGATAACGAAAGAACGTAAAACATTGGTAGCTTCCCCCAAAGGTCTGCTATCTATATTCCATTTGTCCGAAGGCACATACCCATTGTAACTACCGAAGCCTGAATTTGGGTCATTTACCATAGTTCTTTTTCTTTATAGAGCAAAAATAGTAATAAAATTTTAATATGAGTGTCTTCTCAAGGAATTTACCGTAGTTGTTATCCCCTCATACAGAGGATTTGCATCCACAGAAATTTCTTCCACCACCCTTTGTTCCGAATTTGCAGCCAAACACATCAACGCACAACTGTCCACCATATCATCCAAGAAACCCTCTGATTTTTCACAAACCAAATAAGAATCTGAATAGTATTTCTGGCAATTCTTCATTTGTTCCTCAAATTTTTGAAACTCCGGTGTTGCTCTAACTACCTTGTTTGCAGGAACAATCAGATGTCTTGTCTGAATATCCGAAATAAAACTGAAATACATATCCGATTTACTCTGTCTGCTGAAAGTAAACGGCTCTATATTCACGTATTCCCCACAAGCATACATCAACCTGTCCACTACTGGTTTTCCTACTCCTGTGTAGTCGGCAAAAATGGTGCTTATATTATATTCCACAATATAATTCATAATTATATTATGTTGTATCTCATAACTTACATTCCCTAAACAAGCCCACAAAAGAATTTCCTTGTAGGGAATATCAAAATCTTCTTCCTTGTACCACACTTTTGCAATGGTAAGAACTGTTTCAGCAGGGCTTTTACCAATATCCAGACCCGCCACAACATAATCTGAATCAACTGGAAAGGAAAATCCCTTTTTCCGATTTAATAAATCATTGAACTCCCTATCAGTAAGAAGCATCCCACTCTCTATATCCCATATAAGGGCGTAAGCAAGTTTGAACGCCTGAGAAGTTTCCCCCCACCTTTCCTTTTTACGCAAAATATCCGCCTCGTAGTTCAGGTGGAAACGCTTACCGTCTATCTCATATTGTTTTCTCCTATCAACAATGATTTCCCTATAAGCATATTCCAAGTGTGTACGGATTCTTTTATCGGGCTGCCTCCTGTCATTATTTTTATTGCGGAGTATATCATACCAAAAATGGTTTTTGAACATACCCGTAGTACCTACTTTTATAAGGGTACCCGAAGTAGCCGACAACATTGGTTCAATACTCTTTGACACAATCAAATCATCAACATCCTG